CACCGCCCGCAAGTACGACCGCCTGTTTGTCGCAGCGCAGGTCTGCGAGGAGCTGAAGCTCGGTCGCTCTCTTGATTCTATCTGCCGCGGAGCGGGCATGCCCTCTGTGGGTGCGTTTCTTGAGTGGATCGAAAAAGATGACCCCAAGGGCATAGCCGCCGACTACGCGCACGCGCGAGAGATCGGCTACGCTCTGCTCGCTGATGAGATCGTCGCGCTGAGCGACAAGACGCACGAGTGGGTGACGGTGCAGAAGCTCGACCCGCAGGGCGACCCGATGTTTGATGAGAAGGGCGAACCCCTGCTCAAGCAAATGCTGATGCCGCTCAACAGCGACGTTATCGCGCACAAGCGGGTTCAGATTGACACGCGCAAGTGGATGCTCAGCAAGATGCTACCGAAGGTCTACGGCGACAAGATCACGCAAGAGCACACCGGCTCAAACGGCGGTCCGATCGCACTCGCGGCGGTAGACCTGAAGAACCTCAGTGATGAGGAGCTTGAGAACATGAGTCGTCTGCTCGCTAAAGCCGGACAGAAATGAACGCACCACTGAACCCCGCCGTGATGCTTGACATGGTCAAGCGGGAGCAAGAGCGCAGAGCGGCGTCGGGTTCGCTGTACGAGTTCGTGAAGCAGTCGTGGCACGTAGTAGAACCAGGAATACCATTCATTGCGAGTTGGCACATTGAAGCGATCTGCGAGCACCTTGAAGCAGTGAGCGCCGGTGAGATACACCGCTTGCTCATCAACATCCCGCCGCGACATTCAAAGTCAACGATTGTCTCGGTGATGTGGCCAGCGTGGGAGTGGCTCACTGACCCTGCTCAGAAGTTCCTGTGCGCATCGTACTCCGGCAACCTGAGCACACGTGACAATTTGAAGACGCGACGACTGTTGCAGTCACCATGGTATCAAGAGCGGTGGGGGCATATGTTTGCGTTCGCCGGAGACCAGAACGCCAAGCAGCGCTTTGAGAACGACAAGACCGGCTACCGGCTCGCGACCTCGGTCGGTGGCACGGCGACGGGTGAAGGCGGCTCACGCTTGATACTTGACGACCCACACGGCGCTCAAGCCGCGCAGTCGGAGATTATGCGGGAGTCAGACCTTGAATGGTTTGACATGGTATGGTCAACGCGACTGAACAATCCGAAGACTGACGCAATGGTGACCGTCATGCAGCGACTGCACGAGCGCGACATCAGCGGACACATCCTTGAGGACATCAAGGGCTGGGAGCATATCTGCATTCCGGCAGAGTGGGACGGCAAGGTGCGCAAGACCTGCCTCGGCACGTACGACCCACGCAAGAAGAAGGGCGAGCTGATCTGCCCCGAGCGCTTCGGTGAGAAAGAGATCACCATGCTGAAGCAACTGCTGGGTACATACGGCACGGCAGGTCAGTTACAGCAAGACCCCACTCCGAGCGAGGGCGGTATCCTCAAGACCGCGCACTTCAACCTATGGCCAGCGTCATCAGGTCTGCCGCCGTTTGAGTACATACTGCAGTCATACGACTGCGCGTTCACTGAGAAGACAACCGGTGACCCCACGGCTTGCTCGGTCTGGGCGATGTTCACGCACAAGGGCGCACGCAATGCGATGCTGATTGATGCATGGGATGAACACCTGAGCTATCCAGACCTGCGAGCACGAGCCGTGAAAGACTGGACGACTGAATACGGCGGGATGACAAAGGACTCGCCATACTCCCGCGCTAAGCGCCCAGACCGTATCTTGGTGGAAGCAAAGGCGAGTGGGCAATCATTGCTGCAAGACTTGCGCTTGGCGAAAGTGCCAGCCGTGGGTTATAATCCAGGTCAGGCTGACAAGGTATCACGGGCGCACCAAGCCGCACCGACCTTAGAGCTGGGGCTGTTGTGGGTGCCGGAATCAAAGAAGAACCTCGGTCAACCGGTGAGCTGGGCAGCGTCTTTCCTCAAACAACTGGGCAAGTTCCCAGTAGCGGAGCATGATGATTATGTGGACACGTTTACGCAAGCTATCATTTATCTCAAGAATGATGGATGGTTTGAGTTACCTCAAGCAAAAGATATGGACGAGCCGCGAATCAAATCGCAACCAAGGGTAAACCCTTACGCCGCTTAAAGGAGTGCGAGGTATGGAACAGTTTGTTTGGAACGCGGTGCTGACTGTGTTCATGGCGTTGTTGGGGTGGGCTGTCCGCGCCAAAGACGCTGAGCTGACCGCTACAAAGGAAGAACTGTTGCGCGTGACGATACTGATCAACCGCACCCGTGAAGAGGTCGCTAAGGAGTATGTCACCAAGGGCGACCTGCACACGGACATCAACCGCGTGCTTGACCGGTTAGACCGGCTTGACAACAAGTTAGACGCATTCATCAAGGAGCACCGCAATGGCCTCTAAGAAACCGATCTGGGACAAGGCACGACCCAAGAGCCTCGGCGAGAGCAAGACGCTGTCACCAGCGGCTAAGTCCTCGGCGAAGGCGGCGGCAAAGAGCGCCGGACGCCCTTACCCCAACCTCGTTGACAACATGCGTGCGGCGAGGAAGAAATGACCAACCGCGTTGACAAGGACAGCTTACCGCTCAACCAGCCACGACGCACGCCTAGCCATCCTACCAAGTCACACATCGTGAAGACGAAGGTAGACGGCAAGGAGAAGATCATTCGCTTCGGTGAGCAGGGCGCGAGCACGGCGGGTAAGCCCAAGGAGGGCGAGTCCGACCGCATGAAGGCTAAGCGAGCCTCGTTCAAGTCACGTCACGCAAAGAACATTGCTAAGGGTCCGAGCAGCCCCGCGTATTGGGCAAACAAGGTCAAGTGGGCAGACGGAGGGTTTGTCAAGACGAACTACTACGACGGCGGTTCAATGCGCGCACAGCCGCAGAACGCCGCACTGGGTTCCATTGCCGACTTCCTGAAGCAGACATACTCACCCCGCCGCACGCAGCAGATGCAGGGGACGATGGAGTTCCTCGGTGTACCGGCGTTAGCTCGCACCGCAGAGCGCTTGAGCTATGGCCAGCCAATTACGAACATCAACAAGGCCAACGTCCCTATGCTGCCCGATGATACGGCAGAAGCGGCGATGTTGGTCGCACCGCCGTTGGCGAGCCTCGCAAAGCGCGTGGGCACCAACATGATCCAGACCGCGCCAGCCGTTGCCCGTGACATCGTTCAGAGCGCGACTTCACCTCTGCGGTCGTATGCCGTGAAGCCGAAGGGCGGTAACTGGGCTCCACCGCAGGGTTCAAGAGACAGTGTTACAATGGCGTTGTACCCGTTGAAGCGTCAGGGTCTACCCGACTTAACCGGTACGGGGGAGATACCCCTTGACCCTGCGCCAGCGGCGATCAACAAATGGCTTGACACTAAGCTCGAAAAGTATGTGCGGAACGAGATGGGGACTCCGGAAGACCCGATCCGTCTGGCGCACGAGGAGGGCTTCACGCACATGCCAGGAGACCAAGCTGAAGAGTTCGGCTCATGGTTGCCTGAGGACACCGCCAAGGCGCGACTCAAAGCCGGTTACCCTGAGGAAGGTTTCGCTGTGCGTAAGCACGCCGAGGCAGGTTATCCCGAGGCGATGGAAGCCAACACTCGCAAAGCCGAGCTGTGGGAGACGCTGGCAGACAACGAGATCACCCAGTCGCCTGCCGGAGCTTATCAAGAGCAGTTCCGTATGGCGCGTGATTTTCCTGACCTCGTAGGTAATCGGAAACCTGCACTGCAGATGGCAGAGCGCAACCCGTGGCTTGAGAAGCTCGACCGCAATACGCCGATTTATAAGATTGACAGCTCGTTACCGATGAGTGAGAACCTCGGGTTCAACCACATGGCGGATGAGATTCAGAACATGCTTGACCCCGAGTCAGGCTTGCCCGCCGCGTTGCGCTTGACACCTCAGCAGCTTGAGAAGACTACGGTCAGGCAGATGGTGGAGAAGGTTGACGCAGTCAACAAGTGGCGTGCCGAGGAGGCATCTAGGTCAGAGCTTGAAGGCATGATGGGTAACCTGAGCGCTAAGGCTCGTGTTGAGATCCCTGAGGCGCAACTGTCGTTCGTCAAAGAGCCAGGAATGAAGTGGGTTGACATTCCTGAGACTGTGAGCGACGAAGGCAAAAAACTCTGTACCACGATCGGTAAGCAGGGCGGCTGGTGTACGCAGGGTGAGGGACTCGCTAAGTCTTACG